GTCACGATGACGGAACTGGTGCATGGTATGGTAGTGGTGATAGAATGACTAATCAACATATTACAACCTTTGAAACTTCTGGTAATACTAATGCTAGAACCTATAATGTTTATTGGAATGTTACTGGTGGAACTGGTTGGATGAACAGGTATCAAGGAAGTAATACATATAACTCTACGTCAACTCTAGAAGTGATGGAGGTAGCACCATAATGGCACTAACACAAATAACAGGTGGAGACGGAATCAAAGATGGTTCTATCAAAGAAGCCGATCTTAATATAGACAATACTCCTACGAATGATTATGTACTGACTGCTAAGTCCAGTGCAGCTGGTGGCCTTACATGGGCTGAAGCTGCTGCTGGTGCTAGCGGCGGTGGGTCGGACAAGATCTTTTGGGAGAACGGCACTACAGTAACAACTAGCTACACGATTACTAATAATCATAATGCTGGTAGTTTTGGGCCAATCACAGTAAACTCAGGAGCTACAATAACTGTAGGTTCTGGCGAGACATGGACAATAATATAAATGCCTATAGTATTAAACGGAACAACTGGTGATATATCAGGTTCAAGCCTAACAGGTATAGATACGGGTAAAATTCTTCAAGTGGTACAAACAGAAAAAACAGATACATGGAGTACAACCTCAAATTTTGCTTTTAGTGATGTAACTGGATTAGCTGTTACGATTACACCTTCATCATCATCAAATAAAGTTTTAGTTTTAGTAGATGTCGTAGCATCAAGTAATCTCTGGACAAGTTATATAAAACTTTTAAGAGGTTCTACTGAAATTGCAAATGCTGCAACTGGGATGCAATCTAATCAAGTTTGTCATTTTAGCTCTATTGTAACTAACGGCACTGATTCAAACACTAATGGTTTTGTACATCTACATAGTAGACAATTTTTAGATACTCCAAATACAACTTCTGCAACCACTTACAAAATACAAAGTGCTGCAAGAAATGGTGGTTACGCTGCATACATAAATAGGTCTGTACCAGATAGAAACCAAGATGGTGAATACGATAATAGGTGGGTTTCAAGAATTACAGCAATGGAGGTATCAGCATGACCGTAAAATTAGTCGGATCTACCTCTGGGTCAGTATCCTTACAGGCTCCAGCATCAACAACAGGTGGTGCACATAGAGTCTTAACCTTGCCAGATGCAGACGCTACATTAGCTACAACATCAGATAGTTTTGGTAAAGTTCTTCAAGTTGTATCGACAACTAAAACTGACCAGTTTACTACCACATCAACATCTGCTGTAGACATAACTGGTCTTTCTGTTTCTATAACTCCTTCTTCTTCTTCTAATAAAATACTTGTTTCTTTTAATTGTTCAGCAGCTATGGAAGATAATGGTTGGAGAGGAGGTGTGATTTTAGTAAGAGATTCTACTAAAATATTTGTAGGTGACGCAGGTGGCAATAGAACTCAAGTTTCAAGATATATTCAACAGATTAGTAATAGTCAAGAATTATTTAGTTTATCAGGCCAGCATTTAGATACACCCTCAACCACAAGTGCAATTACATATAAAATGCAAGCAATTTCACTTGATTCTGGAAGGCAATTTGCTTTAAATTTTGGACGTGATGACGCAACTAATAATGTAAGCACTAGAGCTAGAACTGCAAGTTCAATTACAGTAATGGAGATAGCAGCTTAACAAACAAATAATTATTTTTTTAACAACAATGGCATTAGATCACGAAGCAATCTACTCTGCATATGCAGGCACAGTAGTATCAATAGACGACTCCGCTGGAGCGTTTGACAAAGACGGTAACTCAGTAACACTTGATGCTGTCAAAGTAGCAGCAGCTCGTAAGTCACTAGACGATGCAGCAGCAGCAATTAAATATAAATCTGACAGAGCAGCAGCTTACGCCTCCATAGGCGATCAACTAGACATGCAGTATTGGGACGCAGTAAACGGAACTACTACATGGAAAGATCACGTTGCAAAGGTAAAGGCAGATCACCCAAAACCATAGGAGGGTAAACAATGTCTCGAATAATCGTAGACTCAATACGTAACTCGTCAGCTAGTTCTGACGGGATTACGCTTAGTTCAGATGGTAAGGTAGCGTTTCCTAATACAAGTACAGGTAAAATTCTGCAAGTAAAACAAGCAACTCAAACTGGTCGTGTAAGTGCGTCTGTTACCAGCACTGTTTTTCAGGATATTTCAGGGCTGTCAGTAAGTATTACTCCTACAGCAACCTCTAGTAAGATATTAATTTCTTTTCACCTACATGTTGCTACTACAGTAGGTAACTACTTAGTAATGTCACGAATTATGAGAGATAGTACAGCTATAGGTATAGGTGACCAAGTAGGTTCTAACAGACCTAGAGCTTCAAATATCACGTGGAGTAATAATGAAAGTTACCAAACTACAGCAATAGACAATGCTTTTTTAGATAGTCCTAATACTACGAGTGCTACAACATATAAAATTCAATGGACAGATAGTTACGGGCAAACCCTATATCTTAATAGAGGTATAACTGATTCAGATTCAATTTACTATCCTTGCACTTCATCACATATAACAGTAATGGAGGTAGCAGCATAGAACTGCCTACCATCAAACTGCCAGATGCAGTACAGTTGCAAACCCCCTCTTTACCTCTCCCTACAGCAGATGTTCCCTCATATCAACCTTTGGTCGTACCTCCGAGCGATTTACGAAGACCCGAAGGCACAAAGGAGGTGCAAACAGAAGAAAACCCACCACCAAAAATCCACTTTCCACCCTTACCTAGTATCACTTTACCTTCGCAAGAAGTCTTAGTCGCTGCATCGGTTACTGCTGTAACTGCTGTAGCAGCTGCGACTGTTACACAACCTGTAATTAATGCGTTGAAAGATAAAATACAAAAGTTCTTACAAGGCAAGATAAACAAATGGAAACAAAACCGCCAGAAAAGAAAGGCATCCTCAGAAAAATAAAAGAGAATGTAGATGACCATGACGAACAGATGCAAATACTTGGAGCCATGGTGCGTCTAGGTGTAGTTATCTGGTCTGGTTTTATTATTACACTAAACTATGTAGAGCTACCTATGGTCAAAAAGACTGGAGGGTCATCGGACATCACGTTCGTTGCTTCGATCTTTACAGGAGCTCTAGCCACGTTTGGCCTGTCTACAGGTAGAACAAAAGGCGAAAAAGACAAAGACAAACCAAAACAATGAAGAAACTAATTCTTCTCTTAGCCCTGTTATCACCCGCAGTAGCAAGAGCTAATACTGTCACACCCCAGTTTACTACAGGGTCTATGAACAGTACAACTACAACAACTCAAACTATAGTAGAGACAGAACAAGTGCAAGTATTCGGTGCAGCCGTAAACACTTGGTCTGGATCAAACATATCAGCAGCAGCGAGTGCTGGCATTGCTGGTGGTGATGCAGTATTTACAGTTACTGATACAACATTACCATGGAGCTTAGAAACAACAACAAGAGCAGCAGGCTTAGTAGAACAAAGAGATTATACAAGAAACTACACAATAAACTCTACTACTACATCGCTCTCTGTCTTCTCTCAGTAACACCTGTATACGCTGAAGGAGATACAGTTAACAAATCAAATCCTGTAGCAGCAGCTACGGGTAATGTGACGAACCAAGCCGTACAGTTTCAAAACAACGGTGCATCGTCACGTCAGGTATATGGCCCAAACATACAATGTAATGGGTCTACTATGACGTTTAGTCCTTTCTATATGGGCAACGATACAAGACCAGAAGCTGAAGAAAGCTACAACATTAATCAGAACTGGGGCTTTCAAGTTAACTTTATGGTTCCGCTAGATCGTGAAGGTCTGCGGCAGTGTAGAGAGATAGCTAAACGTCAGGAAGAAAAGATGCGACTAGACTATGAGCTAGTACGTGCATTGAAATGTGCAGAGCTGATGCAACGTGGCTTTACATACCATCCAAAGTCAGAGATGAAAGTATTATGCCAAGACATTGTACCAATATCTGCCCTACAACCACCTAAAAAGAAAAAGAAATTTTGGCAAC